AACAAACGTGATCTTCTAAAAGTCATTCACTATGCTATGCTTCTGCTTCACTTTGATGGTCATTATTCACGCAAGGATAATGGTCTTACAGAATTCCGTTGATCATGAAACTAAGAGAACCTATGAAAATTTCTGACAAGACTATTTCTCTCCTTAAAAATTTTTCTAATATTAACCAGTCTTTGATGTTTAAGACTGGCAATCAGATTCGTACAATTTCAGTAATGAAGAACATTTTCGCTGAAGCAACTATCAGCGAAAGTATTCCTAAAAACTTTGGAATTTATGATCTCAATCAATTTCTGAATGGCATCTCCCTGCACCCAGATCCAGAATTGGTTTTTAACAGTGATAGTCATCTTGTAATTAAAGGTGGCGGAAATACTACTAAGTATTATTTTGCAGATCCTTCCATCATTGTAACTCCTCCAGAAAAAACTCTCAATCTTCCTAGCGAAGATGTTTGTTTCAATCTTTCTTCTGAACAACTTGATAAACTGATTAAAGCAGCATCTGTTTATGGTCTAGAAGATATTTCTGTAATTGGAGATGGTAGTACCGTTAATCTCTTGGTGCGAGATAAAGAGAATTCTTCTTCTAATGAATTTTCAATTAATGTGGGTGAAACTGAATCTACATTTGTCTTCAACTTTAAAGTTGAAAATATGAAGATTCTTCCTGGTAAGTATGAAGTAGTCGTATCAGCTCCTCAAATGGCAAGATTTGCCAATACCGCTATGGATCTGGTATACTACATTGCACTTGAACCTGATTCAACCTTCGGATGAACATCTTTGTAACTTCTCCTTGGCCCGCCGAAAGTGCCGTTTGTCTCCCCGATAAACACATCGTCAAGATGCCGTTGGAATGCTGCCAAATGCTTTCCATTGTGGCATCTGAAAAATGGGGTCATAGCTACGGCACTCTCCCTAAGACTGATGGCACTCCCTACAGAACTGAAAAGGGTGCGTTTCGTAATCATCCCTGTACCAAATGGGCAATGGATAGTATCCACAATGCCTATTGGTTGATCAAGTGGGGGATGAACCTTGCAGATGAATATGCTCTGCGTTATAATAAAACGCACTCTTGTTACAAAACTCTTGTAGATGCTTATTACCTTTTTCCTAAGGGGAAGATTACAGAAGTAACTCCATTTGCTCGTGCGATGCCAGATGAGTATAAACTTGACACAAGCATTGACACTTTTACTGCTTACAAGATGTATATCGCATCCAAACCTTGGGTTGCATCTAATTATCTTCGTATGCCAGAACGAAAACCTAATTGGGTATAAAATTTATGAGTCGTAATGATTTTCTTTGGGTCGAAAAGTATCGTCCCAAAACAATTGAAGATTGTATTCTCCCAGAAAATATTAAGAAAACTTTTAAAGATTTTCTAAATAAAGGTGAAATTCCAAATTTGCTTCTTGCTGGTTCTGCTGGTGTTGGTAAGACCACAGTTGCAAAAGCATTATGCAATGAACTGGGAGTAGATTTTTATGTCATCAATGGATCCGACGAAGGTAGATTCCTCGATACTGTCAGAAACAATGCGAAGAACTTCGCTTCGACCTTATCGCTTTCGTCAACTGCTAAACACAAAGTCATCATCATTGATGAGGCAGACAATACAACCTCAGATGTTCAACTCCTCTTACGGGCGTCTATTGAGGAATTTGCTAACAATTGTAGATTCATCTTTACCTGCAATTACAAAAACAAAATCATCGAACCACTACACTCTCGATGCGCCGTTGTTGATTTTTCAATTAAAGGAAAAGAAAAAGCCACATTGGCAGGATCCTTCTTCAAGCGTTTACAAAACATCTTGGATGAAGAAGGTATCAAATTCGATCAAAAAGTACTTGCAGAGCTTATCCACAAACACTTCCCAGACTGGCGAAGAGTACTGAATGAATGTCAACGTTATTCTGTTGGTGGTGAAATTGATAGTGGAATATTAGCATCATTTACTGAAGTAAAAACAGATGATCTTATCAATTATCTCAAAGATAAAAACTTTACTGAAGTCCGAAAGTGGGTGGTCGCCAACTTGGACAACGATGCTTCTAGTCTACTTCGCAGGGTTTATGACGCCTCTTTTGACCATCTTTCACCCCAGTCTATCCCCGCTGCCGTTCTTATTATTGCTAAGTATCAATACCAATGTGCGTTCGTGGCTGACCAGGAAGTAAATATTCTTGCAGCATTAACTGAAATTATGGTGGAGTGTGAATTCAAATGATTAATGTAAAACTATTTCGTATTTCTACTGGTGAAGAAGTTGTTGCAGAACTAGTTTCTGAAACAGATACTTCTGTCACTCTAAAAAATGGTCTTGTAGTTCTTCCAACAGCTCAAGGTGGTGTTGGATTTGCTCCGTGGACTCCTGTAATTGACAAGGATAACCCAGAAATTGAAGTTTCTAAAAACTTTGTAGTTTATATTGCCGAAGTTGATAGTCAAGTTAAAAACAAGTATAATGAAATTTATGGGAGTAAACTTGTAACTCCTGGCGAAAAGAAACTGATTCTCTGATATGCAACTAGAACTTGATGATGCGGTTTACGCAGCTGATCAGTTCATTGATTACTTCTCAAATATGGGTCGTATTGATGAATATCTGCGTAACATTAAACTTGAAAGAATGGAACAAATGCCTTCATCCATTCTTGGGATTGGTCCCGAGGATGATATGTTTGATGCATTTGATATGCACCCACAGGATATGAACTTCAAGGTTTATCCTGCGGGGGAAAAAGGTGGATTTACAAATGAGTATTTTAATGAGAGATTGCAGATTACTACTTCTCATGCGATTGAGGATAGTATTCCTGGCAAATCTCTGAAGTGGATCGTACAAGAAACTAATACACAGAAGATTGTAGGATTCTGTCGTTTCGGTTCACCTACGATTAATTCCAAACCTCGTAATGATTGGCTTGGACAAACTCCTGAGTTGTCTAGGTTTAATCGTCATGCAATTATGGGATTCATTATTGTCCCTACTCAACCTTTTGGATTTAATTATCTTGGAGGTAAACTTCTTGCACTTCTTTGTTGTTCTCATACTGCTCGTGAAACATTAAATAAGAAGTATGGATCAGATATTTGTTCATTTGAGACAACTTCTCTTTATGGTTCTACCAAAGCCTCATCTCAGTATGATGGTTTGAAACCTTATATGAGGTACAAGGGTCTTACTCAAAGTGATTTTACGCCTCTGCTCCACGACGAAATTTTCCAGGAGTTAAACAAATGGTTTATTCAGAGGAACAACAACCAATCTCTGGTGAAGGAGGACGCATCAAGTCGGAAACTCAAGACTCAACAAAAGATGATCTCAATCATCAAGAAAAGCTTACCTTCTCAAAAGGTTGTGGAGTTCCAGACTGCGATTGCAAATGCAAAAAATCTGACTGAACAGAAAAGATTTTATATTTCTGATTACGGATTTGAGAATGCTCGTGAGGTTATTCTTGGACAGGAAGAAATATTGCGTCCTGGTCAAAATTATGACAAATTCCACTTTGACCATCTTGTTAACTGGTGGAAGAAAAAGGCTTCTAATCGTTATGAAAACTTAAAGTCTGAAGGCCGTCTTCGCACTGAACTGGAAACTTGGAATAAGAATCCACAAGATATAGATATTATTAGGTAATAAAATTTTATATATGGAAAACATTTTTAAACTTGGTGAAAGATCTTTTTTCAATGGATATCAACTTTTTGATATTAATGGTAACTTTGTTATGTCTTCGGAAGTTGAAACTCCAATTCTAGATAAAGCTGTTGAACTCTTATTAAAAGATGGAAAGGTAAAAGTTCAAAATGGCCCAGGTTTACTTTGGGATCTAGATCTATCAAAAGGTGTTATAGACCCCAAAGGCGACTATCACCATGATAAACTTCCTCCAAATTATGTAATAATGTTAGATAATGAAACTTTAAAAAAATTGACATGAGTTACGAATTAAAAGATTATCTAAACTCCATCAATTTTAGTAAAGATTATTTGATGGATGACTCAGATCCTCAGTGGGAAAAGAAATATCCTGCATTTGTTGTTAATAAATGTATGTCAGGTCACATTGATACGATCATGTTTGCAAATGAGATGAACATGAATCATGGTCTGCCTTCAAAGTTGCAATATGATTTTTTACTAAATAGTGTCAGGAAACGGAAAAGATTTTCTCCGTGGCTTAAAAAAGAGAAAATTCAAGACCTTGATGCAGTCAAATCATACTATGGTTATAGTAATGAAAAGGCCCAACAAGCACTGAAAATTCTAACAAAAGACCAAATTAATTATATTAAATCTAAACTTGATGTTGGAGGCAAAAGATGAGTACCTTTGTTGAACCAGAAGTCAATTGGTCGCAAGACCAAATGGTGGAAGTGGTTCTGAATGAACCAGATGACTTCCTAAAAGTCCGTGAGACACTCACTCGTATCGGTGTTGCCTCGCGCAAGGAAAAGAAAATTTATCAGTCATGTCAC